GGATACCATCTATCTACAACTCTTAATTCAATATTATGTTCTTTGCATTTACTAATCAACTTAGTTCTAAATTCAAAGAACTTTTGTTGTGCTACTGCTTTAGAAAGATGTCTATTTTTCATCATACCCGATATGTTTAAATCTTCAATAACAATAAAAGCAGGCTTGATTTTCACCATGCTATGTATTGTTTTATTAAGATAATCAGTTCTGATATTTGTCAACCTTTGATAAAGCCTCTGTACCTTTAGTTTTTGTTTTACAAAATTCTTTTGAGTAGACTCTCCTTTCTTTATTGAAATAACTTTACGAGATAACTTTCTCTGTTCTCTCTTTAAACTCTTTTCTGCTTTTATAACATTATTTGTTTTGTTTATATTATGATAAATAGAACCATCTGAGCATATCGCTAGATTCTTTAATCCCAAATCTATGCCTATACCAAAGTTGTTATTACTTCTAATATTATGTTCTTGTATATCAACCAAAACAGATATGTAATATCGTCCAGCTTTACATGAAATAGTCCCACTTCTAACAGTAAAACCATCTTTAGATGTCGGAATATAGCCTTTTTCTTTCAAACGAACCCACCCTAAAGTAGGAACTTTTATTCTATGTCTATCACACAAACAGTCTGTTTTTCTACATCTAACAAAGTACATCTTAACATCAGATTTACCTTTTTTCTTAAATCTAGGAAAACTACTTTTATGCTTAAAGAAATTAACAAATGCTTTATAACCATCTTCCATAGCTTTTTTAGTAGATTTAGTAGAAACCTCTTTAATCCACATCATATCTGGATTATTTGGTAGATACTCGTTGTTAAGCCAAACACTAAAAGTTCTCCCAGTCATAAACTCTTTCTTTTCCTCATAAAGATTTTTATTATGAGAAAGATAGAAGTTGTAAATAAACCTACATGTTCCGATAGTTTTATTTATTTTTATAATTTGTTCTTCTGTAGGATTAATTTCAGTTTTAAAACTCTTTAACAATGTTAGCATTCCCCTCCTTATTTGTCTCTTATATTATTGACCTGTGCATTATCCAAAATCTATTCACCTCCTTTATACATAAATTATTACATATGTATACCCTTGTCAACAATTTTATCTACATTATAACACCTCTACAATCTTATTCTTATCTAAAGCATAATCCTTTTCCATATTACACCCCTTAGAATGTTCCCACTCACCACATAACAGCACAGTATCACACAAATCTAAAAGCTTGAAACATAAGTTAATCCCCTTATCATAATCAACAGATTCATACATGAACCCATACGCATGAATAGGAGATATAAATGTCTTGTCGCTAAACTTTGAACATAACACATTCATTATGTCTGACACCTTTTCATAGTTAGATGATAAGCCACTATAAGGGTGAGCCACATACACAATTTTAGAGTTCTCTAACATAGTTCAATACCTCAATCAAAAATACGAAATTACATACACCTTTATTATACACCATATAATAAAAAAAGAGTACATGAATTACCATGTACTCATAAAAATCTATGTTATTTTGTAACCCTATGCAATATCGCCTTAACAACACAATAGAACGCATAGACTAAAATTGTAGCTAAAATACCTAAAATAAAAGGTAAACTAAACGCTAACACAATAAGATGTTCCATATTACCTCTCTACTACAATACAATACAACAGATAAAGTGATATTCATTAAATTTGAAAACATTAAAAGAACTACCCATGTATACCACACAAATATGACTGTATTAATTGTAATTTATCTTTCCTAGATAGTTTATTTTTGATATACCACTCTCTACTCATTGCTTCTTGCTTAGATGTGTATACCTCTGAATAAACTAACTTACAAGGCAATCTTGCCCTAGTATATTTAGCACCCTTACCGCTATTATGAACGTATAACCTATGTTTAAGATTGTTTGTGTAGCCTGTGTATAATGTACCATCACTACACTCTAGAACATACACGTAAAAACTAGACACCACATAAATCCCTTACAACTTCACTATACAAACTACGTCTCATACAATAGTGTAAAAACCAATCCATACGATATAAATTTATTAGTGATAATATAGATGAAACATCCTCTCTTGATAAATTCAATGAAATAGGTGATATCTCAAAGTCAAATGACTTCATTTTCATAATCTTATAATTATTTTCAAAAATGTGAAACTTATCAAGAATTATTGGAAGATATTTATCTACTATATCGTCACTGACTAGCGAACCATTTTTCTGAACTAGTGTATTATTACACATATCATAATCATAGTTGTTAGCAATCTCACTGGCCTTAGCTTTTAAAAATCTATAGTACCCCTTTAGGTTATCTGAACTATCACCAACAATGGCACGATATTTAACTAAATCACTAGGAGAAACACCATTAAATGTATCTCTTACAACACTTTCATCTACTATATCAGATGTTTCCTTCCACGAATTATTGTTACCTATTTTACGAATGATATTTACAGTAGCAAAATCATTATCTTTAACTAACTGATACATATCTTTATCATTAGATAAAATGTAAACATTCTTACGTATTTTATTCTTACTACAAAGACTAGATACACTCTCAACAATAGAGTGTATTGAATCATCAGCCTCATAACTAACATCATAGCAACAATAAGTAGAAGTTATCAAACTAGACATCTTAACAATTTCATTAGTAGATGACTGAATCATAGCTTTAATGTCACTATGACTACTTCTATTCGCTTTATAACTAGGATTTATCTCTCTTCTTGTAACATCAGAACCATCTAAGCATAAAACGATTGACGGATTATTAAACGTACCCTCTAAACGTGTTAAGAATTTAAGAAAACCATGAATATGCCCAATAAACGTATCAGTACCATTAATATCAATATACATATCTTTATATGCCCAAGCGTAACGATATAGAAAGTTTGACACATCCACAAGTAATATTTCATCAGACCGAACTATCATCTGAAATAAACTCTCTTTTGTTATAGTATTCATATGTTAGTCTCCTTGTAAAATAAACCTACAAGCATTATAACACATTTACATAACTTTTAGAAAGAATCTACTAAATCCTTGAATTCACTAACAATAGACTTAATCTCTTTTAAATCTCGTCTAGTGATAGAATCAACAACACCATCAGTTAATGCACCCATAGTATACAAAGTAAACAATGCATCTACGGCATTATAATACTCACCAGTATCAGATAAAGTCTCAACACACTTTTGTAGCTTATTAACTAATTTATCCTCAAATGCGTTTGTATTCAAAGAAATATTAGAACTACTCTTAGTGCCTACACTAGAAGTGCTATTTCTAATTACTGGGTCAATCGTAGATTGAACTTTAGTATAAGAATTGGTAAAAGGAACTTGACTTGTATCAGAACTATTAGGAATATGACCAAAGGCTTCTTGAATACTATTCTTAACTGTAGCATCATCTACCAATTTCATATTAGCTATACCATTCTGCTCGCTTACATGTTTAGCACCCTCACGAATAGCAGATAGTATAGACTTACCACCACGATTAATATAATTCATTATATGTTCCCCTACTATTTAACATGATTTAACTCTAATTCCTCAATAAATGAGAAAATAGTTGCACATGAAAAATTAAAATCCTTAGTACCTTGTTTGAAGTCAATTCCCAAGAATAAAGTTTTATTCGTATCCTTGTAGCACTCTACATCAACAACTTTACTTTCCCTATTCTTAATGAAAGACTTAGCTAACTTTTCAATCTCGTTATCATTAATGTCATACCTAGACGTATTATTAATATTAAGATTTACTCGTCTAGAATTACTCTCATCTGAAAATGATTCTAACTCTACGAATACATGTAAATCATCCAACACATCATACAAACGCTTAACATAACTCTTTACAAAAGACGGAACCTCATCTTGTATTACACCCTCATACACAGGGTTACGATATGCATCTAAAAGATTAGATAATAAAGATACACATTCGTTAAACAAATCTGTAGACTCTACGAAGATGACAACATTAGAAGTATCTTCCTCTTCCTCAACTGTCAACATATCTAATACAGTAGATTTATTCCGCTTTTTAATTTTTAAAATACCACTCTTAACGAATGTAGCTAAAGTAGATACAAAATCTAAACTAATACCACCACATCTACTCCAAATGCTACGGAAATTACCCATAGACATTGGTAACTGTGATTTTGTAATAGCCATGGAATAAATCATAAAAAGTATTCCATATGTCTCATCATTATCAGATAGACCTAATTTATAAAATGTACCTGACAACTTCTCAATCTCATTATCAGGTACATTCACTTTATCTGATAGGATAAGCTTTAATGTATCACTTAAATACAACTTACCCATAATCTATATCCTACCTATTAAAGAATAACTACTTGACCACTAGAAGCTTTATCTAAATCTTCAGAAGAAACTTCAAAACCTTGATTCAAAAGCATTGCCCTAGCACGAATCCTGTTACCCATTTGTAACTCACGACCCTCAGACACTAAGCAATAACCTTTACCAGATTTAAATGTCAACATAGATTCAGAAACTTCTTTATCCTCAGACTCTTCGTCCTCGTCTTCATCATCCTCATCTTTGTCATCATCGTCATCATCGTCTTCGTCAGAATCCTCTTGAATTTCTTCTTCGTCTTCATCAGAATATTCGTCTTCTTTAACTGTTTTGCGTTTTTTAGCCTCTTGAATTTCTTCTTCGTCATCACAATCTTCACAATCTTCGACAACACCCTCAGCTACACAACGTGAAACGAAAGATTCAGAAACAGTTAAGTTAGAGAATACTTCAACACCATCACGTGTCACAGTCAAGAAACCATCTTCATAAGAAAGAACATCACCATCTTCTACATGGAAGATAGTGCCATTAGCAGAAATATCGAAACCTTCAACAACTACAGACTCGTTGGCTTTCATTGCTTTTTTACGATTTTTCTTAGCCTTAGCTTTACCTTTTTTAGCTTTCTTAATGTTCTTTTTAGATGCTTTAATTTCAGCGGTAGTCCTACGAACCAATTTATCGCCTTGAACTTTCCACTTTTCACCTTTTTCTTTAGATTTTAAAAGAAGTTTGGCTTTTTTTGCGTTGATTTTACGCTTTTTACCACCTTTAAAGGAGATTTTAGCACCTTCCTCTACATCTTCTTCCTCGTCATCGAAAAGTTCTTCTACATCTTCAACAACAACTTCATCAGCACTATCAACAAATGCTACGAAGTCTTCAGCAGAAACCTCTACTTCTTCCTCACGCAACTCACCATCAGCATCGTAAATATTTACGATACATGGCTCACCATTTGTTACCAATTCTACAATCTCGTCTTGATTAACTTCATAATCGCCCAAAGTTGTATCGGCAGTAGCAAAATAGAAAGAACCCTCTTCTACTTCCTCAAACACGTCTGTATTACCAGCGTCTTTTTTGTCAGCATCTTTCAAGGCTTCATTTACGCTTTTAACAATGCTAGATACAGTAGATTCAAACAATGCAGAACCAACCTCAATACCTTGCATTTCTAATTCGTCAGCAATCAAATTGCTAAGTTTTCTTACTTGCCTCATTTATCTAGGAATCCCCTTATTAAAATAAATAATATATTAACTATTATTATGTATAATGCTATACTATTATAAACCTAAAGTCTTAGCATCTCGCCTAGCTTGAATAGATTTTCTACGTTTAGTACATGCTTCATCAGTATGTGCTTTCTTACGTGCTTCAGCTAAAGCTTTAAGTTGTGCAGATGTAACGTGTTTACGCTCACCCCTACCAACCTTTTCTACTAACTTACCATCTTTATAAGTAGTATATTTTTTGCCCTTAGCATGAGCCTCAGAAACAATAGCAGAATGAGTATGACTACCATTACCACCACTAGCAAGATTACTATATGTACGTAACCTCTCTTCCAACTCACATAGGTCGTCTTTAGCTAACAAACCATTACGCACATAACTACGTAACGCATCTAACTTACTATCGATATCGTCTTTAGATTTTAAATTGAAAGTAACATTAACATTATTATTCTTTCCCCACACATTAAGGAAATGTCCAAATTCGGAGTACAACCATCTAACTGGCTGACCACCACCAACACCACCTAATAATGTAGGAGTATCATCCCCATAAGGAGAATTTGTAAATCTCATTAATATTAACCTTTCTATCTATATAAGATATTAACCTCTCATGATATTCCAATAACCAAAGCCACCATCTTCCAATCGTTGCTCTAATTCTTGCTTATCAGTATTACCCTCATTTATCAACTCATCAGATTCAATCTCAAACACACCACTACTGATTTTATACTTAGAACGTATACGTCCCTCAGTGATTTTTACCATAGCAAGTGTATAATCACGAATCCACTGTCTCCAAAATGAGTTCTTAGCTATATCTTCAAAAGTATTACTAGACTTAACATACTCTACTGTTACAAGTCCACTGAAACCATCAATATATAACTTATTATCTGTAGGGTCTAAGTACCAATCATTTGTCATCAACATATTCATCTCAGACATAGCACCAGAAAAGGCAACATAGTTGTAAATACCTTTAAGGTCTCCACCATTACCTAATGCTTGCATACCACGATACTGACACAGTTGATTACAAATATCACACCCACTAAGACTTAGGTTACATCCACCACCATCTCTATCAGGATTGGCAACCAATTCAGCATTACTGTTACTAGCACCACTACCAACACCATTATATATCTGCCTAACAGCTTCCATATCATACCCTGTAACATCAACTACACCATTAGCAACATTAAATGTTGCCAAATAAGGTAATGATACTTTACTCTCACATCTCCTAGTAGAAAAATCTATTAACTTATCTATTTGACGTTGAGTGATATATAGAGTGATTACAGGGTAGCCTAAAGCCACCATACAATCCTCTATAATATCTCGTCTCTCTTTTGAAAGTGATTCCATGTAGTCATTACTAAATGAACTACTATCTACAAGTAAAGTATCGTCTATTCTACTCATGACTACTCACCTTTCAAAATATTATTTTTTGTTTTGTGCAGATAAAATCATCTCTTTAACATCTGCTTTTTTATTAACACTATCAGCATCTACACCAACTTCTTTTGCTGTAGCTTTTAATTCTTTTAGTGTTAATGTATCAAGAAAATCAGCTGTGAATTTTTTAACTTTTTCTACTTTTTCAGTAACTTCATTCACAGTATCCTCTACAACATCACTAGCAATCTTACCTGCATTATCAGATACTGATTTAACAGCATCTTGTGTTTTAGTAGAAACAGATTTAACACCTTCTACAACACTATCAGCCACTTTAGACACATGACCTTTTAAATCTTCTTTAGCTTTGTTAATATCATCCAAAGTACGTTGAGATAAACCAAGTTCCTCAGAATTTTGAACGATAATACCAGCCCTAGCATATGGTCTAAAGAAACCAACTTTATCAATGCTATCCAAAGGTTTTGCTTCTTCAGGTTCAAAAACCAAAGTGCCATTATAATTATAATCAGGAATACGGATTGTGTTTTTAGTTGTATTTTTTAACTCTAATCCCATTATATCTCCCATTCTTCATCTAATGTAAAATAAAGGATATATAGGAATACTTACATAGAATTCTTCCCATACATCCTCAGTAAACATATACCAATCTACAAAAACTAAATTAATATACCCACTCTGTTATTTTACAAACTCTAAATTTAATATATCCAATACTATATATAGGTAACTTTAAATTTATTCTATGTTTTTATGATTATACCACACATATGTAGCCTGACCACAATCATATACAGGTAAATACCCTCTATTAAGAATTAATTCTTCATTAGAAGTGCCTTTACCATGACTTTCTTTAAATAGTCTATCATACCCTTGATTTAATAGCAGACCATCTGTAATATGACGTTTTTCTTTAGTACTATACCAATGTTTTCTAGGTGAATTAGTTTTAACATATGTGAATCCTAATATCTCATATACTTTACCACTAAATTTAGATGTATCACAGTACGAAACAATACTATTAGGTTTATATTCCTTAATGAAATGTTTAAATAACTTCTCAGCACCACCTACTACATTGTAATGTGAACAGTATCGTAACAATTCGTACTCACAGTTTTTATTGAAACGTGATTTACCAAATGTCATTAATGACACTAATTGATTATTATGATATAAACCTAAGCGAATTTTCTGCCCTCTACAAGTCCCTTGTAAATGATACATATCTAAATATTTATTAGTATCTATATCGTTAACTACCCTAACATCACAATTTCTAGCATATACTGTATCCCTATGTTTTAATAGATTGAGAACCTTATCAGTATCATCCCAATCAAACACATGTATTACATTATAACCACTATCTCTAGCTAACTCAGATTTATCTCTGTGATAATTAGTATCTATCCTATTTTTACCATAAGGATTGAAATGAGTGTTATGTGTAGCTGTAGGGTTTATCTCAATTAAAGTCTCACCTACTTTAAAATCATATGAATACTTTTGTAATAGAAACTCGCGTTCATACTTAATACCATTATCGTCTAGTAACTCAGCAAAAGAACGATTATAACTGCTATCGTTACCCCCTAACTTACCACTGTAGATTAAACAAGTATAATCTACACCATATCGTTCTCTATTAGTATCTACAACTTTTTGCTTAAACTCATCTAACTTACATGCACGATTAACACCATAATGCTCTAAAGTACTAGCATCAATCTTAGATTTAACGATATCGGACTGATTAGGATATTCAGTACCATATTTTTCAAAAGAAGTAACCCTAGATTTATCCATCACATCCTTAGATTGCATAGGATAATCTACACCTAAATTCTTACGATTAGATTCAACAATCCTAGTCTTGATAATATCTGATTTAGATGGATTGTCTACACCATATCGCTCTAAATTAGTAGCCTTAATCTTATCCTTGACCTCATTAGCTTGAAAAGAATATTCTACACCATACTTTTTAAGATTCGTAGTTTTTACTTTTTCCTTAACAATATCAGATTGTGCAGAATACTCAACACCATATCTCTCTAAATTTGTTTTCTGTATCTTAGCAAGCACTTCTTTAGATTTTGCTGGGTTATCTACACCATACTTTTTAAGAAATGTCTCTTTAGCCTTAGCCGACCTTTTATCTTTAAGTTCATCACTCAATAACATCCCCCTAACAAACCCTTCAGGTATTTCATCACCCTCTTTAATCTTTTTAGTAATGACACCATTATTATAATAGTGTCCTTTACGTGTATCTTTAACTTTAGAAAGTTTTACTTTTTTCTCTTTTTTAGGTTTTATTACCTTTGGTTTTAATACCTTACCATTAGTAGTACCATATCTCTCTAGGTTTGTTTTCTTTACTTTTTCTTTTTGAGATTCAAGACTTTGATGATGCTCAACACCATACTTTTTAAGATTAGTCTCTACAATCTTATCATACACATCTTTAGACTGTGCTACATTAGAAACACCATACTTCTCTAATGTAGTCTTAATTCTTTTAGCATTACTCTCAGCCTTTTGCTCATCAGTACGTGGTAGCATACCTAACACAAACCCTTCAGGTTGCTCACCCTCATAATACCTTCTAGCTATCACACCATTATTATATGTTCTCTTACCTTTACCACCAAGTAAATTTGGTTTATCATCCATCAAATGTCAACTCCCAACATCCTATTTATCTCTTCTTCAACAAAATCTACATTACTTTCGTTATACTCAATATCACCATATAACTTATAAGCCAATAATAAACCAAACAAACCCTCTAAATGACCTTTACAACTATTACAGAATTCATCACTACTAGGACTCTCACAACAAGTACAATATTGATATAAATTATTGTTGATTAAATAGTCTAGAATTCTAGGTTTATCCAACTGTATAAAAGGAAACATCATACATATATCAACACCCCTATATTCCTCATTAAAGTCATCTACCAATTTCTTATAGTATGGTAAATGATATGTCCTAGAATCCCTATCTAAAGAGCCATTTAATACTATATTCATATCAGCACCACCTATCATATGTACTACTGAATTAATAGCATTAATAAATATTAAATCATAAGAATTCTCACTGTAGGAATATTCTTCTAAATCACTGAATGAACTCTTAAAAGTAACTAACTTAACTAATTCTTCATCTCGATTAATATGAGAAATAAACTTTTTTACATGCCTACTCTCTAATGCCACTTTTCCTTTATCTAATAGGTTACTCTTAACATACAATGCATACACAGTTTTTATGTTATCATATTTCTTTTTAGTATTAACTGCCATATTCAGTAATGCAGTTGAATCAAAACCACCAGAGAATAAAACAACCAAATTACAAGTCTTACCACTAGGAATGTTACACAACACTCCATCTCTAGCTACAATCTTTTCCATAATTTAATCACCCCCTAATATAAAATACTATGCTGTAATTAAATTATATACTATTCGCTAATCAAAATCAACAAAAAAAGAAAAGAGGTGTAGAATTAACTACACCTCTTTGAATGGATATATTATTTAGTTTTGTATTTATATACAGTCATGTTTACTGATGACTTATAGCTTAACTATCAATTAGTTAGCGGCTACTTGCTTATTATCTACCAAAGTCAAACGATGGTACATGTATTTATTTACAGCCTTTTTGGCGTAAATTGTACAGAACCCACGTTGTGCTTTGAAATCAGCATCAACCAATAATTGACTTGCGAATAAAGGCAAGTATGGAGCATAAATATAGCCAGCTTCGATGAACATTTCCTAACATTTTAACTGACTATTAAATTAAATAACTAACATATTTCTTGTTAGCACTGACTATATCATAGTTATTACCTTTAGGTTATCAGTAATAACCCCCTGCACTTCGGAATTTTAATTCCTACTCTACTCACTTAAAAGATGTAACCTATAATAACCTTGACCGAGTTACCAGTCTTACTTTACATCTCTGTTTTCGATAGTCGATGAACCCCATATATTTTATCTTTAAATGTGTCTATATTGACTATATCATCTTGTGTAATATACATTATATTACGTCCACATGAAACAACAGAACTAAACTTTAATTGATTTACTTCTAACTCTATTTCATGTTTAGGCTTGACTTCTAAAATTAAATCTAAATCCCTAAGATAAAAATCAGGATAATAATTATGAGATTTACCATCATTAGTAAAATATTCAAACTGTAAAGTCTCATAATCCCATTCAATATCTAAACTATCTAAATATTCAGAAACCTTAACTTCCCAAGAACTAGCAAAAATCATAGGCTCACCATTATCCAAAATGCGAACGCTTCCATGTTTTCTTACCTTACTACGATACTCTTTAGACTCCCAATTCAACTTACCTTGACGTGACTTTCTTTCCTTCTCACTTTCAAGTAAGTGAGCCTTTTTCTGAGCATCTATAATACGATTTCTTACTTCTTGTTTCCTCCAAGTATTCTTTAATGTTTTAGACTTTCTTTTTTGTAAATCTTTATCTGACTGTACTTCAAGATGAATTTTATGCATTTTATCTTTAAACTCACTAGAACCCCACATTCGCTTTGAGTTCTCAGATGTCTTAGCTTTAACATCATCTCTATTGCGTACTACCTTCATCTTACTAGACATTTTACTTCTATAAGACTCAGATACTAAATCTACATTAGGATATTTAATTTTAAAATCTTTAATCTCAATACCATGTGCCTTTATATGTGATGTCATATTCATTAACTTTTTACCACATATAGGACACTCAACATAGTCTTTACACATATAAATTACACCTACCTTACATGTAAATAATACAACATATAAGAGAAAATGTAAATATATAAGGCTGCTGATTGTACATTTCATCGTTGTGGAGTGCTAACCCACAACTCATACTGTTAATTTTTACACTTTGGTATAACAGTCTTTAGCACGTCCCAGCAATTCACAGGGTTTTACAAGGGCAAAATGTATCAACTAAGCAATACTAACTTGCTTACCCTTAGCACCTACCAAGATTTCATTATCAGGGTAGTATGGATTTTTATATACTTTGTATTTTTCATCCAAGATACCTACCAAGTGTGGACCACCAACGATACCATTTGTAGATACACGTTTGAAGATTTCACGTACTTGACCGATATTTGTATTCAAGGATTCAATGTATGTAGCGGCATTTTTACCACAGATAATAAATGTAGCTTCATAGCGTTTAGTGTTACCAAGAATTGTATTGGACGCATCATTGATAGCATTAAACAATGTAGCTTCATGTGTTTTAACGTCTTGACCTTTATACTCAGGAAGTTTATTCCAAGTAGATTGGCTACCAGCAATTTTCAACAAGTCCTGCATTATCTCGTTATCAATTTCGTAACCAATTTCACCAGAAGTGGCTTTAAGGATTACTGTATCCATATCTAAGCCGAATGACATTTTTAAATCGTATGCAACCTAATTGTATCAAATTGAATTGTATTTAATGAAAGTTTAACAATTCAAAACTCATGCTTTCACATGAGAACAGACTATATCTTTACCATATTACCTATTGTAACTTAGGTACTCTACACTTCGGCTATCTTTCATAATAACCTACACCCATGTCTGGGTTAGTCGTTGAATCTTTGACTACATATACTTACTAATAGCTTTATAAAAAGAGTCTTTACTGTCTAAATTATCCTCTGTTATGAAAATATAGTTATACCCAAGAGCAATACCACCATCACGTTTTGTGATGATTTTTCGATACTCTTCATTGTGATTTTTAATAAACCCTTCTTTAAATTTATACTTAGGTTTAACCTCTATAATTAAATTATATTGAGATAAATAAAAATCAATTACATGAAATAAACTAAAACCATCAATCTTATACTCATATCTAATACTTTCATACTCAAAAGGAATATTTAATTCAACTAAGTAATTAAAAGTCTTTAACTCTAATGAACTCCTCAAACACAACACTTTATCACCATAAGTAACATGCTTCCATATTTCACCTATAGTGCCACAGGTTAATGCCATTGAAGATAACTTAGACATATGTAATTTCTTATCTGGTCTATTTTGAGTATCTCTTATCTTCTTAGATACCCTCCTTTTATAATCTTCATTAGACCATTTAACTCTATTCCCATTAGCTATTTTCTCTTTTATATCTTCCCTATTTTGTGTAATTTTTAATGTAGCAGAAACTCTATCTCTATAACCTTCCTCTTCCCACCTATCTCTTGTATCTTCTCTCTGCCTATCCCTATAAGACTGAGAGGCTAAAGATTGTTTTGGAAACTCTGATTTAACATCACTAACTGTTTTGCCATGACGTTTAAGATGAGTTGCATTTAAAAATTTTAATTTCTTACCACAATAAGGACATTCAATATATGTAACCACTGACTGCTGATTATCCATTCTAATTACCCCCTTAGAAATATTTTAGTATAATACTAAAATATCTTTTATTTCATCATAGGGTATTATAACAACTTTTTTCTGCTTTCGCAACTTTCACGCTTACCCTTTCGAGTTACGTTGTAGTGTGTTATACTTTAGGAACTCCCAGCAATTCGTAGAGTTATCACTCACCATATTTCTATGATAAGGCGACATTGCATAAATGAAAACTATTATGCACAAGTTTTATCGAACATATATACGGATTTTAATTTACGTGGACGAGCAACTACTGGCTCAGAAACTACACGTACATCAACTTGGTCTACAGGAGCATCAAAGCTATTTTGGTCATAATCAAAATCAGCTTCCAAATGTGCAACTGTTACACCAGTCAATGTGATTTCACCTGTTACATAATCAACAGTACCAGCACCCAAAC